CAAGCAAAGCAGACTTTCTACCAGTAGATGCATTCCAATAGCCAGACTGGCCAACGCCAATATTGCGATAATTAGTATCGCCTAAAATCTGCTGCATCTTATACGGAGTAAGAGCAGCGTTCTGCTCTGCATTAATCATAGCAGCACGAGCCTGCGCCATAGAAGCAAGAGCAGTACCGACATCCGAAAAGTCGGGGCGGAAAGCCTGTAAACTAGGAGCAGAAGCAGCAGAAGCGGCAGCACCACCAGAAGCGGGAGACCTAGAGCCAGCCATAGCGGCAGAGCCTTGGACAAACGGGTTCAAGCCACGAGAAATCATCGCATTGGGAGAATTATAGGAATTATTCATTCCCCACATCTTCTCTTGCCAATCACGTTGAATCTGCGCCTGCTGGGCATTAAATGCATTATTTTCACGGTTAATATCAATACTAGTCTGGTTAGTCTTATTCTGAGACGAAGCGCCAATAGCATTACCAGCAAGTGAAGCACCGGCAGCGATAATACCTCCAAGAACAAGCGGAGCAATATGTTTTTCGGAGAGCCCCATTAAGGGGCTTTCTCCGATATCATAGAACCTCATTGGGCAGCGGCGTCAGGGGCGGGCGTAGGAACGGGCTCTGACTTCTGCTCGGCCAACATAGCTTCAGCATATTTAGTAAGCTCAGACTTCTCACCAGCCAGCTGTTGGAGAACAGCCTGTCTTTCAGACATCGTCTGACAATGTCGGGAAATGACACAATTAAACCGTTCTTCATCAGTCATACCATCCATCACAGTAGACTGAGTAGGATGCATCTGAGCAAGGATGTTCTGAACGTTCATATCACCAAGCAAACGACGATATTTTTCCTGATTCAGCAAAATCTGGGTCATATCAACTTGAATCAAATCACCGTCTGGAGTCTCATCGTACATAACTGAATCATATACAGATTGCTGATAACACGGATTATCCTCAACCAATTCGGGGATAAACTCATCTTTAATATAATCGGGATTTTTATAAGCAAAACTTCTCATAACGACACATAATTAATAAGGTAAACCATTTCTATCCAAGTTCTGAACAGCATATACTTGGAAATTAACATTACACAATAACTGGTCAAATGCAACAGAACAGTTCGCAGCATCAACTTGAGGGACGAAAATAGAATTCAATTGCTGAGGACGTACCTTCATGGATTGATAAGACCAAGCACCAGAAGAAGTCAATACTTGCCAACCGTCAAGAGGAGCAGCCCAAGACTGATAAGCAGCACCAGCACGGAATCCAGCATGAACGGTATCAATATTAGATTTCCACTGCCAATAGCGGAGATTATAACCAAGAGAACCGGAAACATTTCGACCTGGATTATTCTGAAGATTAAGAGCAGGAACAGCCTGCATACCAAGCTGGTCAAAAGCAGGCTGCGGGAAATCGGTTATAGCAGTCACAGTCAACTGAGGAGCTTGTCCAGTCAAATTCCAATCCAGCATAGGTACAGCATGATATACACACATAATAATCTGATGCTCGGCACCACAATCATAAGTAATAGTATGGCCAGAATTACTTGAAACGCCTTTACCGGCAATAGAAGCCTGTGAAGAATCGGCATCAAGATTGGTATTAACTACCTCATTAATATTGATTACACTAGACCAGCCTCCAATATAATGTGCATGATTACCCATATATTCGGGAGCTTTAATACCAAACTGGGCAGCCATTTGGTCTGAATAGTCCTTACTAGAGAACTGTACTACTTCTTTCCAGCGCTGTAAATACTCAGTGGCACGAATTGAGAGAGCAGATAAGTCGGAATTCAATAAAACGTTGCGAAGTCCAGCAGTAGAGGAAACAGTAACATTAGAAGAACCATCAGCAACACGAAGAGGAGAAGACAAAGGATCAGTAACAATACGATTAGAAGCAGCACCACCTAGATCATAAAACGAAGGTAATACAGCTACCGAACCATACTGAGAAGAAGGGAGCATGCCCATAAAATAGTCCTTAGGATAGTTCGCATAGCGAAGTTTAACCATGTCCGTAACTAATGAGATTTGACCAGTTCCAGACCAATAGTCGACATTATAAGCATAAGCCAAATGTTTCTCCCATTGAGAATTGCTAAAGAAGTCATAATAAATCTTTTGATAAGCAAGGAATGGTAATGCATTGACAATCTGAGGAGAAGCATAAACCAGAGGATTATTAGCATCACTAAGGGCATCAACACCTAAATACTTCTTTGTAATAGCAGCTTTACCAGTATTAGTAGAAGCAATCATAGAACCGTAGCCAAGCATATCGAGTAATTTACAAGAGCCATAGACAGTAGGAAGGCCAGCATCGTCACGAGTATTAGTCTGGTCACCAGCATTAGCCGTCTGTAGGAATAAATTAAAGGTGCTCTGAGAAACATTAGGGACAGAAGTAAGCGCAGATGTATTAGCGGTAGAACTAGCAGCACTAGTCATATAGTCCGTCATTTGGGTAAATGCCTGCGGGAGCGCACGAGAAATCAAACGTAACGGCACAGCGTAGAAATCATAATACTCCTTAATACGAGTATAAGCAGCCGTATTTACCGGAACAGTACGGGTAAACCAATCAGACGAAATACGATACTTAGTATCGGGAATAGCAATCTGCCAATAGCAAGGGAGAATTTCACCAACCTTAGCAGTAAACAATTTTTTCGAACTTAAGTCGAAAGAAGACCGATGGGTAGGAATTTTAGCTCGGTCCAAAGGATTAAAATCACTCATAATTAATTAATATTTAAATTAAACCATACGGTTGAAAACACCATTAGCATCATTCAATTTCTTGTGTTTAATCATATCACGACAGAATGTCGAACTACGGTGCCGGAGTTGCTCAAGAAGTTGAACCGTTTCACATGAAACATTTGACAAGACATCACGCTCCGTCCCGTTCGCAGGCAACGCAAACATACAATCCGATATGCTCGGGTTAGCGGAGCGTATGTTGAATACATCTCGTAAACTTTCATAATTCTTTTTCTTCTCATATTCTATACCTTTTTTAAGAATAAACATAATACGACCGGCATAAGAATCAATATTACAGCCAAAGGAAGGCAAATGCCAGTTACGGAAGAATTTATAGACATATAAGAATAACCGATATAACTTATTAATATAAGATTCAATATCGACATCACTAGAACTGTTGCAGAACCTAGTAAGGCACCTAGCAGAATGTAATATAATCTTGTCATCGTCAGTAAGAATAGGGTTAGCTTTAAGATATTGATAATAAGTACGAACAAGACTCAAGACTGAGTCCTGTTTATAGTCGATGAATCCATATTTTGCAATTCTTTTTGGCGTTGAGTGTACAGCGCGAAGAACTCGAGCAATCGCAATACTATCGTCATTGCGAGCAGACGAGAATCGGGGCAATAAGGTACGGATATACGAAATGGGTGGAGTTGACCGAATACTGAGGCCGTTGAAGTTATAGATTCTTCCATTAACGACAGAATCGATTTTTTGCTCAATCTGCGCATAAGGTTCTTCACCTTCCACGAAATCGCAACCTTTCTCAAAGAATCCGAGAGATGCTCTCGAGCGGGGTCTAAACGCGCGGCATGAGCGATATAATAAGGGAGCAGCACTAAGGCTGTTAACGTAACTCGAAACGTATGAAGAAGCTCCACCTCGGGCAATCTGGAAATCTGAACGACCGAATTTCCAACTCTTATCGTGACAGTATCGTAATACCTTTGAGACTTCTTCCGAGTTTGTGAATAATAAGATATGATAATGCGGACGGAAATGGACAGGGCCATACTCACCGACAGCGTAGAAATGTAACGTTTCATAAGAACCTAATCGCTGATATAAATATTTACGCAATCTTTTAATATAATTCTGAACATCAACATAATTTAAAAAGGGAATAAGGTTATCACGACCGTATTGTTCAGAAGCGGGATAATCCGTTTTGTCAACCGATTGCGTCTTATTGATAAAACTGCGAATAGCAGCCATACTAAGAAACCAATTATCCCTAACAGGAGCATATTCCTTAATCTCACGGTCAAACGGCACTGTGCCTTGTACCTGCTCGAAGAATATATGACGCAACATGGAATCATCATCACATTGATATTCGGAAACAGGGATATATTTATGATATTCATGACCAAAATGAATATCTCCCGAAATGCCTATAGCGTCATCATAATCACTATGCAAAACCTTACAAGCCATAAGGGGAACATGCTCATTATCATAAGTAAGTGTAACAAAATAAGAATACTTAAAAGCACTTCCAGCGGTCTTCACGCGCATGGACGCTTTTTGGGCTTTCTTATGGATACAATAATCGCATTGACCACAATCTACCGCAATACGTGCACCATTATACTTATTTGTGATAAATGACCTATGCTGACAATAATCAACAGCCTTAAGCAAATCGGGAGAAAATTTCATAATTATTTACGTTTGTCTATCACCTGCCGACGATTACGAGAGCAGAATGAAACATGAATAAATGTCGGATATATAATAAGCTGGTCAAATGGAGAAACATTAGCAGAGAAAAAATGAATCATTTCAAGCAACTTATTAAATGTAGTAGAACCATAAGGTTTAATATCAATAGCTTCACCTACGAGGTGCTGAGAATTCGGAGCACCATTGCAAGCCTTATTTTGTTCGGGAGTACGTCGAGCACTAGTCACCGAAAAATGAGCATTAGAGTGCAACAAATACTCAAGAAAATGCATAAGAGTATAGTTCATAATCCAATAGCATTAAGAATATAGCCTAATGCGGCAGAAACAGCACCGATAACGATTTTCCAAATATTAGTCTTATTCATGAACAGCAGATTTAGATAGTTCAAATTTACATGAAAGTTCAAAGAAGTCATTTTCTTCCTTAATCGAGTCAATAATGACAAGACAACCGGATGGAGCAACTCGTTCAGCATAAGCTCCAATACCATTGAGAGAATCGATAACAAAAGGCGAAGCAACATCACGACCAGTGTTTTTGTCCTTAATAGAAATAATAAATTTTGGCATAATTGTAAAATTTTAAAATGTTAATAATGACTGTAACTTCTAACTGGGGGCAAATATACGAACTAAAATTATAATTCAAAAGAAAAAACTGTTTTTTTTAGATTCTAACGTGGAGTGTGAGTTGTGCGTTTATGGACAAGGGATGGAGAATCCGAGAGGATAACTCGGATTTGCTTCGCACACAACTAGGGGCTTCGCTTAATTAACAAGTGGATGTATACAGGGGTGTATAGGCACGGCAGGTCAGATAGAACCTGCCTTTGCGCACTCTGTGCTAAAATACCGGAGCGGGGCGCTCCTTTAAGGAAGTCGCTCCGCTCCGTTTTTCGATCAGGCCCTACGCGGGCGGCGGGTGTATATCGCTCAAACGCCGCGATGGGCTTTTAGTCCTGAAGAATGGCTACTTTCTACCAATACTGTTACCAACGCCTTGAAAAACACGAGTACCGTAATCAAGAGCATTACGCAATTCATAAGAATTAACGTCCTTCTGTTTCTGTTTGGAACTCCACTTATAATAATCACGTAAAGCCTTATCCTTAGAATATTCTATGTTCTTAAGAACGTTGGTATTCTTAGAATCCCAAAGAGAAGAAAGGCCTTTAGCACGATTAGCTTGAACATTAGCATAAATCAATGAATCAGCCGTCTGTTCAGCAATCCTGTTACTAATACGAATACCGTTTGTTTCAGCAGAAGTCTTAACGGCCTGTGCCATCTGATTTTTATACTGTGCTTCAGAAAGAGCACCTTGAGCATAAAGATTAGCCAGAGTCTGACCTTTAATAAACAAATCAGCCTGTTGTTGTTCATCAAGATACTTATTTAATATTTGCTGAGCCTCGGAATCGAGTAAAATCTGGGATTCTTGGGCCGAAGTAAGACG